CCTTATTTTTTCTCCGACGGGATATTTTTCGAGAAGTCGATTACCCAGACCACGTGTTTTGGGGCTTCAAATGGGAGCGCCGCTTGGGTCCGAAACAAAATTCCTCGCTCATGGCGGTTGCGAAAACCGGAGGAAACTCCTTTCGACATTAGGGACAACCATTCGGCACTCTCTTTTGGGGAACCAAAACCAATCAGAACTCCTCGAAACCACTACAGAACTGGAGGCGATATTTCATGGGGCGACGTAAGAAGCTCGATGGATCGTCTTCCCCTCAGTTCTCGCCCGCCTCTAACCCTGAGGAACGCGAGAATCAGATGATTTCGCTCGCCGTCAACCTTGCCGAGCAACAACTTCGCGAGGGGACGGCTTCATCTCAGGTCATCGTGCACTATCTCAAGCTCGCTTCGACTCGAAACAAGCTTGAAGAGGAGAAGATCAAGTATGAGACGGCCATGCTCCAAGCCAAGAAGGATGCATTGAATAAATCTGGTCAGCTCCAGGAGCTCATGGCCAATGCTTTGGAGGCATTCCGTTCATATTCCGGAAATTCGGAAGGAGGTGAAGTTCATGGCGGATGATGAACTATATCACTTCGGCGTAAAAGGCATGAAGTGGGGTGTGCGGCGTTATCAGAATGAAGACGGATCATTGACTTCGTTGGGAAAGAAACGTAATCAAATGCGTTCCGATCGAAAAATCGCGAAAAAGCGACAGACAACATCGAACATCGTTAATGCCGAATACTCTCGCCGAGAGTTCGAAGATGCAAAGACTCGACTGAAACTTGAAAACCAGACGAAAAAGTCAAAGCGTCAGCAGGATCTTGAGAAAAAGTATCTGAAGCAAGGATTCACCAAAGACGAGGCCGAGATCAAAGCTTATAATCGAGCTAAGACAGAAACAATCCTTAAGGTTGCCGGAGGTATTGCTTTAGCATCCGCAGCGGCCTATGTTGCGTACAAGCATTACGATAAAGTCACCGATCAGGTATTCAAAAAAGGGAAGTAAGATCGGTCGTTTGACGAACGACGGATCGGAACCGACCAATAGGGCGTTTTATGGCTTCGTCAACAAGCACGACAAAGATCGGTATGAAGGTCTTTATGGCAAGACGCTTGGCGCGAATGGAACCGTGTATCGTAAGGCCATGCGAGCCGCAGGAGATATTAATATTGCCTCTCCTGAATCCGCTCGAAAGGTTCTTAAGAATATGTTTGACACTGATAAGCAATCTTTCGATGGTTTTAAGAGGACCATAGACGAGTTGACCTCCGTTGTTCCTCCTATAGGGAAACAAGGACAACTTTGGCAAAAGGCCAAACGGGAACTTGATTCCGGGAAGATCGGTGATAATACCTATAAGGCATTCAACACACTGCTTGTTAATCACACCAAGGAGCAACAGCCGATCAATGATAAATTCTATTCGGCCATGAAGAAGGCCGGATATGGTGCGATCCGCGATGTGAACGATAAAGAGAATTCCGGATATTTTGCCAGGAATCCGTTGATTGTATTCGATACCGGCAAGATCGATGTAGAGGGATTCACGAAGCTCGGGAGTGATCATATCAATTTCATGTTCACTAAAGAGCAGGGAAAGATCGCTGCTCATGTGTTGGCAAACGAGTACGGTCCTATCGGAGCCGTATTTGCAACTTCCATGGGAGCGATGAAACTTGTTAAGCGATCCAGTGAGACAAAGTTCGTTGAAAACTATCGCAAGCAACATCCTGAGAGCACATTGTCCAATAATGAAATTCTGAAAATGAGAGATCGGATTGTCAATGCTTAACGATACCGAAATCAAAGATCTTTGTATTACCCGGCATATGATCACGCCATTCGATGAGTCCCAACTTCAGCCATGCAGTTACGACGTCACGCTCTCTAAGAGCATCGTACGATATTTCGGTCGTGGTGAGATCAATGCCATGGATTACACCCTTCATGATCTGGAATATATTCGTTTCGCCATGAATGACGACGGTTTCGTTCTCGATCCAAATGATTTTATCCTCGGATCGACAAATGAGGGTGTGACCATTCCGAAGAACATCGCGGCGCGCTTCGAAGGTAAATCGTCACTCGGTCGTCTTGGACTCGCCACTCATGTGTCTGCGGGATTCATTGATCCTGGGTTCGCCGGTGACATCACTCTTGAGATCAAGAATCTTAACAACCATCCCATTCGTATATTTGCCGGTATGAGGATCGGTCAGTTGTGCTTCTTCGACCTTCATGACGATGTCGATCGCGCCTACGGATCCAACGGGCTCGGATCACATTACCAGAACCAGTCCGGCCCAACTCCTTCGCGAGGTGATGGTGATGCGTGAGCTCTATCGTCATGGAGTTAAAGGCATGAAGTGGGGCGTTCGGCGCTATCAGAACGCTGATGGCACACTCACCTCCAAAGGCAAGGCCCGTCAGGCCAAACAGACCAAGAAGGCCCAGAAGAAGTGGGACAAGAACGCTAGTCGACATTGGATTGAAGGTTATAACAAAGCAGTCGATTATTCCAATAACAATTTCATCGACAAACTCAACGAGAAGTACAAAGATTACGATTTCTCGGATCCAACCGATAAGAAGATCCAGAAGGTCTATAAGCGCTATGTCGAGGAGTACGTAAATGGCTTCAACAGCATTCTCGAAAAGAGCTATCGCGAGGTTCTCGGCGATCGCCCGGACGATCCAAGAGCTATTCGATCTCTTCCGTTCTATAACGATGCCAATTCGTTGTATCAAGCATGGCTGAATGATTAGGAGATATTATGGCCGATGAGCTTTATCATCATGGAGTTAAAGGCGTGAAGTGGGGCGTTCGACGGGCCCGAAAGAAGTATTCTAATAAGTCTCTTCGTCAGTATAATGCGAATCAGAGGAACGCCAAAAGTCTCAAAAGAGATCTTGATTCGAACTTTGATTCCTCGACCGGTCTGAAATTGGATCCCGAGACACGGAGCGCCTACAAACATGAGTACAACAGAGCTGTGGAAACCGGACGACAATGGCTTCAGACAAGGCAGGATATTTTAAACATGCCAGTGAATTCCACCACGGTTTCCGACATCAAGAACTGATATAATAAGACCCGTCGCGGAAACGTGTATTATCCTTTCGCGCGAACGACAAGGAGGAACCATGACCCTATCGAACACAGCCGTTCCGAAATACTACGGTCAGTTCCGTGACAGGGTCATGGCCGGAGAGATCCCGGTATGTCATGAGATCGAGATGGAGATGAACAGAATCGATGATCTCATCCGCAATCCCGGGATCTACTATGACACCGATAAAGTCGAAGGATGGGTATATTTCTGCGAGAAGGAACTCACCCTGACTGACGGATCTCCGGTTCATCTTCTCGATAGTTTCAAACTCTGGGGCGAGCAGATATTTGGTTGGTACTACTTCGTCGAACGATCGGTCTATATTCCGAATCCACATGGAGGTCCGGGTCGATACGAGAATCGTCGGATCTGCAAACGTCTGATCAACAAACTATATTTGATCGTGGCACGTGGCGCAGCCAAGACCATGTTCGCCGAATTCGTCCAGGCATATTTCCTCATCATGGACACGTCGACGACCTCGCAGATCGTCGTGGCTCCGACGATGAAGCAGGCTGAGGAAACCATGGCGCCGTTCCGAACCGCGATCATTCGATCACCCGGTCCGCTCATCAAGTTCCTATCCGAGGGATCGCTTCCCGGAAACGGACCGAAATCTGCTCAGGCCAAGCTCGCCTCGACCAAGAAAGGCATCGAGAATTTCCTCACAGGCTCGCTTCTTGAGGTCCGTCCTATGTCGATCGATAAGCTTCAGGGTCTTCGTCCAAAGGTATCTACCGTTGACGAATGGCTGTCCGGCGATATTCGTGAGGATGTCATCGGCGCCATCGAACAGGGCGCGTCAAAACTCGACGACTATCTCATCGTGGCGACCTCGTCCGAGGGCACCGTCCGAAACTCAGTAGGCGATACCATCAAGATGGAGTTGACGGACATTCTCAAAGGAGAATACGTCAATCCTCATGTCGCCATATTCTATTATCGGCTTGACGATACCAAGGAAGTTGCCAATCCGGATATGTGGGTCAAGGCAAATCCTAATCTTGGACAAACGGTTACCTATGAGACCTATCAGCTTGACGTCGAACGTGCAGAGAAGGCCCCGGCCACACGTAATGATATTCTCGCCAAACGTTTCGGTATTCCGATGGAGGGTTACACCTACTTCTTCACCTATGAGGAGACTCTTCCACATCGGAAGAAGGATTTTTGGGGGATGCCGTGTGCGCTCGGTGCCGATCTATCCCAAGGCGACGACTTCTGCTCGTTCACGTTCCTGTTTCCCCTGTCCGACGAGACATTCGGCGTCAAGACGAGGAACTATATTTCAGCCTATACCATGCAGCATCTTCCTTCGGCGGCTCGTCAGAAGTACGAGAATTTCCTGAATGAGGGATCATTGTTCGTCATGGATGGTACGGTGCTCGATATGGTGCAGGTGTATGAGGATCTCGACAAGTACATCACCGAATCGGAGTATGATGTGCGATGCCTCGGTTACGATCCGTACAACGCCAAGGACTTCGTCGCGCGGTATACCATGGATTACGGCGAGTTCGGCATCGAGAAAGTGATTCAGGGTGCCAAGACCGAATCCGTTCCATTGGGCGAATTGAAGAAGCTGGCCGAGGATCGTCGTCTGCTCTTCGACGAGGAACTCATGTCGTTCACCATGGGCAACTGCATCGTCCTTCAGGACACGAACAACAACAAGAAGCTGTACAAGGCTAAGCGCGAGGACAAGATCGACGCCGTTGCAGCCATGATGGACGCATTCGTCGCATACAAGAACAATCGCGACCTCTTCGACTGATGGGAGATTCAAAATGGTGGATTTTTCCGATAAGCAACGGGCCATGCTGGTCAAGCGTGGTCTCGCCATGCCCGATGGCGGTTATCCCATCAGGAATCGCAAGGATCTTCGTAACGCCATTCAGGCCTATGGTCGCGGTAACAACAAGGACGATGTCAAACGGTGGATCAAGAGGCGTGCCAAGCAACTTGACGCCGAGGACATGCTTCCAGAGAATTGGAGAACTTCGATGAATCATAGCGAAGAACTTTATCACTTCGGCGTCAAAGGCATGAAGCGGGGTGTCCGCAAGAAACGTGACAAGCCCAGTAAGGCGCAGCTTAACAAGCCGAATGCCGATTACACTTCCAGACAGCGTATAACGGATCGGGCGAGTTATGGCAAGAAGGGTGTTAAGCGCATCAATCGCCGTATGAACAAAGGGCAGTCGCATTTTCGTGCAGCGACTACCGAGATGATCAGTCAAGCCGCGAAGACGTCTGTGGTTTCGCTTGCAGCTGGAGGTCTGACTGTGGCTTCGACTCCGGAGGGTCGAGCCATCATGAAAGCCAGTGTCGGGACGCTGAAGAGCGCCATCGGGCATAGCGCTCCGTATATGAATTATCTGAGGGCTCGGTATGGGGCTGGATATTCCTGGGCTTCTCCGGCGAACGAAGCTTTGAAGGCGATTGGTAATAAGATCATTGTCAATACTGTGACATCAAGGTAGGAATAATCATGACCGATGAACTTTATCATTTCGGCGTCAAAGGCATGAAATGGGGCGTACGTAAAGCTCAGAAACAAATCAATAAAGCGGAATCCAGATCCAATAAGAATTGGAGCAAATCGGAAACATATTCCAGAAAAGCTGATGCCCTTTATCGATCTTCGAAAACAAAAGGTCAATCATCTTTTAATAGGAACATGAAGAAGATTAACAAGCTTCGGATTAAGTCCAAACAATTCGAGAAAATGGCCGAGCAGGGAGATCGTTTATACATTCAACTTATTTCCGAGGCTCGAAAGCACGGTTACGAAGCATATGTTAATCCTTATGCTGAAGTAACAACTCTGGTTAAGAAGCGATAATAAGTTTTGCTTCGAAAGATGGCTCTAAGTAAAAAGAAGAGATAAATGGCATGGAAAACGAACTTTATCATTATGGCGTCAAAGGCATGAAATGGGGTGTTCGACGAGCCGAGCGTAATACACGTAAACAGGCGAGGAAGGACGCTCAGGAGACCGCTCGATCCAAGATGTATTATGGCGAAGGCGCCGGAGTTCGCCGACGCAACATTAATTCCGTGGTCAAGCAGCGTTCAAAAGATCCAACCTACAAGAAGGCCTTTGACGAAGAGTACTCAAAACAGGATATGGGCAAGGCTCGTCGTGATGCCGAACGGCAACGCAAGACCACCGATCGTGTCGAACCGGTTAAGACCGGAATCGGCCGTGGCGTGAAGAAGGCGGTTCGAGCCGGGACAAAGGCTGTAACGTTCGCCGCGACGACCGCAGTAGGTGTGGCGACTTCGTATTATATTTCCCATCCGGATGAAGCCAAGCTAATGGTTAACAACATTGCCCAAAAAGCCTCGAACGCAATCAACAAGGCCCGTAACGTAGCCCGTGGCGCCCAGTTCCTTCGAAAGATGGGTCTGTGATGCGATCCTATCACGAGCTCATCCGGCTTTCGGATTTTCTCGACCGGTTCCATTACCTGCAATGTCACGGATCCGTCGGGGGACTGACATTCGGTTCCGAACGTTGGATGAACCAGCGGTTCTATCGATCGCCCGAATGGAAACACGTTCGTGATTTGGTGATCGCTCGGGACAACGGTTTCGATCTCGGGTGCCCCGATCATCCCATCGCCGGGAAGATCATGATACATCACATCGAGCCGTTGACTCCTGATTCCATAGAGCACGGCGACAATCTACTGCTCGATCTGGACAATCTGATTAGTTGTTCGTTGGCGACGCACAACGATCTGCACTTCGGAACCGACGAACGGGCTCGTCCATTGGTCGAACGGAAACCCAACGACACATGTCCATGGAGGTAACTTCAAAATGGTAGATTTTTATCGGATTGGAGGACCGTGATGAATGAAAGTATTCTTAAGTCGATTAAGAAGGCGATTGGGCTGGATCCTGATTCATCCGATTTCGATGACGATCTTGTCGTATTCATCAATTCTGCGTTCTTCAATCTCAGACAATTGGGAGTTGGTCCCTCAGAGGGATATTCGATCACTGGAATCGAAGACACGTGGAGCGAATTCACTGATGACGATCAACTTCTTACTGGCGTAAAGCCGTATATTCAACAGAAGGTTCGACTTCAGTTCGATCCGCCGACCAATTCATTCCTTGAGCAATCGATCCGGAAGAACATCGAGGAGTATGAATGGCGTCTCAACATCCAAGGGGAAGGAGGTTTCAATGAATGAGCTCTATCACTTCGGCGTCAAAGGCATGAAGTGGGGTGTCCGCAAGGATCGTAAGCGATCAGTAAGTTCCAAGCGTTCCCGATCGGACAACGAGGATTACACGGAGAGTCGAGACCTTCTCAAGAAGTCCCCGAACAAGTTGTCCAACGCCGAATTGAGAAAGATCAACGAACGACTCAATCTCGAACAGCAGTATTCTAATCTGACGACAAGTCAGAAGCAGAAAGGCAACCGGTTCATCGACAAGGTTGGCAACCAGATGAAGCAGACCGCGGCCAACGAGGTGTCGAAGCAATTGATGAATGCGGGGAAGATCATCCTCGGAATCGGAATTGCCTATGCGGCCAGCAGGGCCCGAGGAAACGGACAGTCATATTCATTCGACTTCGCTCGCAGGCAGATCGGTCGGTGATGCCTAATGAATGTCGTTACCGATGCATTGGCGCACGCATGGAATGCGTTCGTCAACCCATCATCCAACTTCCGTCCGTCCGTCGGATATTCCTCGGCGCGTCGTCCGGATACGCGGGTCTTCACCCGAGGCATCGACCGATCGATCATATCCTCGCTGTACAACCGCATCGCCATCGATGTGAGCGCCATCGAGATCCGGCATTGCCGTATCGACAAGATGACGCAGCAATATCTGGAGACGATCGACGACGGGCTCAATCAGTGTCTGAACATCGAGGCCAACATCGACCAATCCGGTCGTGACTTTATCATGGACGTCGTGATGACGATGTGCGATGACGGGGCCGCGGCCATGGTGCCGATTGACACCACGGTGAATCCGATGAATTCGAATTCGTTCGATATTCAGACCATGCGCGTCGGTCGTGTGGTCGAGTGGTATCCGAGGGCCGTGAAACTGTCGGTATACAATGACGCTCCGAATGCCGGACAGCGTGAGGAGATCATCATGCCGAAGCGCAAGGTGGCGATCGTCCAGAACCCGCTCTATCAGGTGATGAACGAGCCGAACTCCACCTTACAGCGTCTGATCCGTAAGCTCAATCAGCTTGATGCCATCGACGACAAGGCCGCCTCGGGCAAACTCGATCTCATCATCCAGTTTCCCTACCAGATCCGGACCGAGGAAAAGAAGCGTCAGGCCGAAATCAGGCGACAGCAGCTTGAGGATCAGCTCAAGGATTCGGCATACGGCGTTACATACATTGACGGCTCCGAGAAGGTCACCCAGCTCAACCGAAGCCTCGACAACCATATGCTTCAGCAGATCCAGAATCTGACGACCCAGCTCTATGGTCAGTTAGGCCTTTCCGAGGCCGTGGTGAACGGCACCGCCTCTCAGGAGGAGATGCTCAATTATCATAACCGCACCTTGGAGCCGATGATCTCGGCCATCTGCGACGCGCTGAAGCGAACCTTTCTGACCAAAACCGCCCGAAGTCAAGGACAGAGCATCGAGTTCTTCCGAGATCCTTTCAGGTTGGTTCCGGTCACTGATCTGGCGAACATCGCCGCGGCATTCACGTCGAACGAGATCATGTCGTCGAACGAGTTCCGTTCGATCCTTGGTTTCGCCCGTTCCGAAGAACCTCAGGCGGATCAGTTGCGCAACGCCAACATCAACCCGCTCGGTACCGACGTGACCGCGCAGCAGCCAGAATCCACAGAAGAACCAACCCAAGATTCAGTACAGCCTTCCATTCAGGATGTGCTGAACGCCCCAATGGAAGGAGACAGTCAAAATGGGGTATGATTTCAGTGGTTACGCCACTCGGAACAACATTCGTTGCTCCGATGGACGAACCATCATGAGGGACGCCTTCGCCGATCAGGACGGTCAGAAGGTCCCTCTGGTGTATCAGCACAACCATAGCGACATCGACAACGTACTCGGTCATGCCGTGCTGGAGAACCGTGAGGATGGCGTCTATTGCTATGGTACGTTTAACAGCACACCGATGGGTCGCGACGCCAAAGAACTCGTCAAGCACGGTGACATCACCGCACTGTCGATCTACGCGAACCATCTGACCGAACGCAACAAGAACGTCATGCACGGTAACATCCGCGAGGTGAGTCTAGTCCTTGCCGGCGCCAATCCCGGCGCCTACATCGACAATGTCACACTTCAGCATTCGGACGGAACTCAATATCTTCTGGATGACGAGGCCGTGATCTACTCCGGCGAGGAGATCGTGTTTGAGCATGGCGATGAGGAAAGCGAGGATGACATGCAGCATGCCGACGATCCCAAAACGTCGACCGCCAAGACCGAGGACGATTCGTCCGAGAAAGCGTCGGACAAAACGGTCCAGCAGGTCTGGGACACTTTTACCGACAAGCAGAAGGACGCTGTATATGCTCTTATCGGCGCGGCCATTGGTGGTGCCGAGGAGAGTGTTGCGCAGTCCGATATTTCGCACGCCGACGAGGAGTCCGGCGATTCCTCTGACTCCGGTGAGACCGTTCAGGACGTCTTCGATACGCTGAACGAGGAACAGAAGAATGTCGCCTATGCTCTGATCGGCCTCGCCGTGGAGCAGGGTGATTCCGACAGTGAGGACACTGACGGAGAGAATAACAATAGCGCCTCCCATTCGGAGGAAGAAGGAGATATTATGCATATGAACGCCTTCGAACAGGCCGGTGCCGAGGATGAAGCTCCGGTTCTGTCCCACGACGACATGAAGGAATTCCTTATCGAGGCCAAGGACTACGGCTCATTCCGTGATTATTCCGAGAAGTGGATGAAGCACACTGGTCAGACCTACGGCATCGAGAACATCGGGGTGCTCTTCCCGGATGCGCGTCAGGTTGGTGATGAGCCGTATCTGTACAAGCGTGATATTGACTGGGTCGACGTCGTGCTCAACGGCACCCGTCACACCCCGTTCGCCCGCATCAAGACCTCGTACGCGGATCTGACCGAGGACGAGGCCCGTGCGAAGGGCTTTACGCTTGACCGCAATAACAACAAGCGCAAGATGGACGAGGTGTTTAAGGTCTATAAGCGCGTCACCACCCCGCAGACGATCTACAAGAAGCAGCGTCTCGACCGCGACGACGAGATCGACATCACCGATTTCAACGTGGTCAACTTCCTGTGGAACGAGATGAAGGTCATGATCCGTGAGGAGATGGCCCGTGATATTCTCATCGGTGATGGCCGCGCCGCCTCCGCCGAGGATCACGTGAATACCGAGAACGTCCGTCCGATCGTCGGTGATGACGATCTGTATGTCATCTACAACGATGGTGCCAATCCGTCTGCTGATCCGACCGCGTTCGTCGATCGCGCCCGTAAGGCGAAGGTGGGCTATATGGGCTCCGGTATGCCGACCCTGTTCCTGTCCCCGAGCCTGCATGGCGAGCTCATGGTGCAGCGTGATAAGGTCGGCCGTCGTCTGTACGACACCGACGCCTCGCTGGCGGCCGCCATGGGTGTTTCCGCCATCGTCGAGGTCCCCGTGCTTGAAGGCTTCGAGATGACCGAGAAGAGCAAGGTTGTTGATGGTGTCATGGTGAATCTGCGCGACTACACCATCGGTACCGATCGTGGCGGCGAGCTGACCCAGTTCTCCGACTTCGACATCGACTACAACCAGCATAAGTACCTCATCGAGGCTCGTCTCTCCGGTGCGCTGACCATGCCGAAGTCCGCCGTTGTGCTGACCCACCCAAAAGCGTGAGCCCGTCGGGTCCGACGATCTTAGTCGAGCCTGTGGCGGGCACCGAGACCAAGTATGGTAAGAAGGTCTCCGATCTTCAGGATGATGTTGTCATCAACACCAATCGGAAGATCGATGGCACGCTCCATTACGTGACCGGATATACCGAATTCAATAGCTCCGAGCTAACCGAGCAGGAAGGTAATTACCTGGCGTTGGATTTCGCCGACAACTGGCTCGGCGATGCCGATCCGACGATGTTCACGGTCGAGCTCAAGGGCGGGACCAAGGGACCGGTGACGTTGACGGATGGTGATGCCTTCTGCGTCTTCCGCGTGACCGATCCTAATACTCAGAGCATCGAGGCGGTATCCACCGATTCCACCGGAACGACCACGGTCAGGTATTCTCTGAAGGGTCTTACCTTGGAGCCCAAGAAGTGACGCGGCCATGGCGAGGTTCTGCGGAAAGATAGGATATTCCCGTCAACAGGTGGAGACCTCGCCTGGCGTCTACGAGGATCGGATCAATGAGCGGACATATTATGGTGATGTGACGAGGAACACCCGTCGTCTTGAGGGTTCCGACTCTGTCAACATGGATATTCTCGCGAACAACACGATCTCGATCCTTGCCGACGCGTATGCCTATGACCATTTCTTCGATATGAAGTACGTATGGTGGATGGGGACCCGCTGGATCATCACCAATGTCGAGGTCCAGCGGCCCCGTCTCATCCTTACCCTTGGAGGCGTATACAACGATGGGGACGAGGCTGCAACTCCATGATATTCTGGTGGGGATCATGACCGATACCGATCCATCCTATGCAACCGGTCATGTATATTTTCAACCCCCGTCGAATATCCAGATGAAGTATCCGTGTATTGTGTATGAACGGGACACCGGCGATACGCAATTCGCGGATAACAATCCGTATATTTTCAAACTCCGGTATCAGATCACCGTGATCGATAGAAATCCGGATAGTCCGATACCGGCGAAGATCGCCGAGCTTCCGATGTGCACGATGGATCGGCATTTCGTAAGCGGCAATCTTCACCACGACGTGTTCAACTGCTATTTTTAAGGAGCTAGAATGGTAGCACTTACTTGGGATAATACCGGCAAGCACCAGTATGAGATGGGTACGGACCATGGCGTATTGTACCCGATGGATACCGGTGGCACTTATGGCACCGGCGTGGCTTGGAACGGCCTGACCGCCGTCACCGAGTCCCCTGATGGCGCCGAGGCAAACGACATGTACGCCGACAACATCAAATACGCCTCGCTGCGTTCCGCCGAGACGTTCGGCGCGACGATCGAGGCCTATACCTTCCCGGACGAGTTCATTCCGTGTGATGGTGGCGCCGAAGTCACCGATGGCGTGGTCTTCGGTCAGCAGTCGCGATCCAAGTTCGGTTTCTCGTACCGCACCCAGATCGGCAACGATGTCAAGCAGGATGTCGGCTACAAGCTGCATCTGGTGTACGGTGCCACCGCCTCCCCGTCGGAGAAGTCGTATGAGACCATCAACGACTCCCCCGAGGGTATGACCTTCAGCTGGGAGATCGATACCGATCCAGTCTCCGTGGAAGGCCATCCGGAACTCAAGCCGGTGGCGTCGATCACCATTGATTCGACCAAGGTCGATGAGGAAAAGCTCACCGCGCTTGAGAAGAAGCTGTATGGCGACACTACCGGCGAGCCGACCCTGCCCCTTCCGGGTGAGGTCTATACCATGATGTGGGCAGAGATGTAACGGAAGTGAGATGTGCGAATGCTCGAATTGACGGTTGAAGGTGAACTCTACGACGAGTCGGAGAACGAATTCATCACTGTAGAACCGCGAATCGTTCGATTCGAGCATTCGCTTCTTTCCGTTTCAAAATGGGAGTCGATCTGGAGAAAACCGTTCCTTGACGACGAATCCAAAAGCATCAAGGAAACGCGGTCATATTTTCGTTGTATGGCGATCGATGATATTTCGGACACCGAACTCGATCTGATCATGCTCGATCATTTTTCCGAACTTAATCATTACATCGAATCGTCGCAAACGGCGACCACGATCAATCACATGTCCAAAGGGCGTCGTTCATCATCCAAGGTGACGTCCGAACTTATCTATTATTGGATGTTTTCCGCTGGAATACCCGCGCAACCATGCGAGACGTGGCATCTCAGCCGTCTTATCGCTCTGATCGAGATATTTGGAGTCAAGAACTCGCCGAAAAAGAAGATGGCAAAGTCTGATATTTCGAAAATGTACAGGGAGATGAATGCCCGACGTCGAGCAGAGACTGGGAGCAAGGGATGAAAGGAATACTCATGGCATTGAATGGTATTGATATTGCCAGCTATCAGGCTGGTCTTGATTTTTCTAAGGTTCCTTGTGATTTTGCCATCATCAAGGCGACACAGGGCACCGGTTACACCAACCCGGATTGTGTCCGAGCGGTTGAACAGGCCATGTCTCTCGGTAAGGGAGTTGGCGTCTATCATTATATTTCCGGCGGAAATGCAGTCGCCGAAGCAAATTTCTTCATTAATTCGATCCTTAACTGGATCGGCAAGGTGATGATCTGTCTTGACTGGGAATTCGACCAGAATTCGGCATGGGGCAATGAGTCCTATCTCGAGCAGGTGATCAATCAGGTTATCGCACGAACCGGTGTTCCTCCGATGATCTATGCGCCGGCATCCCGTTACAATCAGGTCGCTGAGGTCGCCAAACGTCATAACTGCGGCCTGTGGATCGCGCAGTACGCCGACACGAATCCGACCGGGTATCAGAACACGCCATGGAACGAAGGTGCTTATACCTGTGCCATCCGTCAGTATTCGCCCGCTGGTCGATTGAACGGTTGGAACGGCGATCTTGATCTTGATAAGTTCTACGGATCTCTTGACGACTTCAAGAAGTATTATGGGAAGTCCTCTTCGAAGCCTTCGAAGCCGTCCGTTCCATCCTCTTCCGCTCCTTCGGGAACCACGCTTCAGCTGGCGACGTGGACGATGGAAGGCAAGTATGGCAATGGTGCGGATCGTAAGAAGAATCTCGGATCCCGATACGATGAGGTGCAGAACTTCATCAATCACATCGCTTCCGCCGATGTCAACACCCTTGCGAAGGAAGTTTGGAGCGGCAAGTACGGCGATGGCAATACCCGTAAGGTCGTGCTCGGAAGTCGATATGATGAAGTGCAGAAGATCGTGAATGGTAATGGTGTCACCAGGTATACTGTTCGGCCTAACGACACGCTTGGTGCCATCGCACAGCGGTATGGTACCACGGTCAATCAGCTCGTGGCATGGAACAACATCGCCAATCCCAATCTCATTTACGTCGGTCAAACCATTCGAGTCAAGTAGGTCAAAATGAGGGTGAATTTCGAAGTGTCTGGCGGTTTCACGAAGACCGAGCGGTTTCTCAACCGCATGAAGCGTCGTGAATACCTGAACGTGCTCGATGAGTTCGGCCGTGACGGCGTTCAGGCACTTCGAAATGCCACCCCGGTCGATTCCGGTGCCACGGCCGAGGCGTGGGATTACGAGATCAAACGCACCCGTGATTGCACCGAGATCGTTTGGATCAATTCCAACATCAACGACGGCGTTCCGATTGCTGTCATCCTCCAGTACGGTCACGGCACCGGTACCGGAGGCTATGTCCAGGGTCGTGATTACATCAACCCGGCGATCCGACCCATATTCGATAAGATAGCCGAGAAGGCTTGGAAGGTGGTGACGTCTGCATGAGCAGCATCGACGAACGCGTCGTAAAGATGCGTCTTGATAACAGCCAGTTCGAGCAGGGTATCAACAAGACTTCCGGTCTTCTCGGTAAACTTAAGCAGGCATTAAACCTCGACAAGTCGGTCGAATCGATCAACAACGTCGATAAGGCCGTGAGCGGCGTAAGCTTTAATCCATTGACCTCCGGTCTTCAGGGAGTCCAGTCCGGCTTTAACGCCATGGGCGCCGTGGCGTTCTCCGTGCTCAACCGCATGACCAATGCGGCCATTGATGCCGGGAAGAGCATTACCAATGCCTTGACCGCTTCGGTCCGTGACGGTTTCGCCGAGTACGAGACCCAGATGAACGCCGTGCAGACGATTCTGGCGAATACCCAGTCAAAAGGATCGACGATCGACGACGTCAATTCAGCACTCGACACGCTGAACACCTACGCCGACAAGACCATCTATAACTTCACAGAGATGACGAGGAACATCGGCACCTTCACGGCTGCCGGTGTTGATCTTCAGACATCAGTGGATTCGATCAAGGGCATCGCCAACCTTGCGGCCGTTTCCGGTTCGAGTTCCGCTCAGGCCTCTCAGGCCATGCATCAGCTGTCCCAGGCAATTGCCGCCGGAAAGGTCCAGCTTATGGACTGGAACTCGGTGGTCAACGCCGGTATGGGCGGCGAAGTCTTCCAGAATGCCCTGAAGCGCACCGCCGAGAACTTCGGCACTGACGTCGACGGCATGATCCAGAAGTACGGATCGTTCCGAGAATCGCTGACCAAGGGCGAATGGCTCACCACCGATGTCCTTACGGAGACGTTGAAGCAACTTTCCGGAGCATATACAGAAGCCGATCTGGTTTCTCAGGGCTACACCGAGGAACAGGCCAAGCAGATCGTCCAGTTGGCCAATACGGCCGAAGGCGCCGCAACCGACGTCAAGACGTTCTCTCAGTTGATCGATACGACAAAAGAAGCGTTGGCGTCTGGTTGGACTAATACTTTCGAAATCATATTTGGCGACTTCGAAGAAGCCAAGGAGCTATGGTCTGGTGTCGCCGATGTTATTTCTGATGTCGTTAATCGATCGTCGGAATCGAGAAACAACCTTCTTCGGGGATGGAAGGATCTCGGTGGAAGAACTAAGCTGATCGAAGGCCTTGCCAACGTTTTCAAATCCCTCGGTAAGGTGGTATCGACCGTCGGTAATGCATTTCGGAAGGTGTTTCCTCCGACAACGTCTCAGCAACTTATGGATATTACCAAGGCGTTCGCTTCGTTTACGGAAAGCCTCGTTCCTTCCGAATCGACGCTAAACAAGATCGGCCGAGTTGCTGAGGGCGTCTTCTCCGTCTTTGATATCGGCGTGCAGGCCGTCAAAGCTGTCGGCGAGGCCATCTCCACGGCATTCGGATCTGACAGCATGGGCAGTTTGCTCAACAATCTGCTCGATATCGCCGCCGGATTCGGAGATTGGCTTGTCGGACTTGATAATTCGATCAAGCAGTTCGGCATATTCGAAGGAGCGGCCAAGAAAGTAGGAACATCCGTCAGTAATGTTCTTGGTATGTTCAATTCCTTCACCGGTAGAATCTCGTCGATGGGATCCGCCATCAGATCTATCGCTTCGACAATTGGTGATACTCTTGGCGGAGCGTTCGAACGCGTCAAGAACGTCATCAGTAACGTCCTGACGTGGATCACCGACAACATCTCCGGCGGTGATATTTTCGCCGGCCTCGCCGGTGGTGGCATCTTCCTCGCTGCACGGAAGATCGGCGGGGCATTCGATAAGATCAAGGAGGTCGTTGAGGACCTCTTCGGTAACGGGGCTGAAAAGCTCAAGAAGGGTGCTGGCGTATTCGATGAGATCCTAGGCGGTCTTCAAGAATCGTTGAACGCATTCACGGGAAGCGTCAAGGCGTTTACTCTTGTAGAGATCGCCGGATCCATCGCGCTGCTTGTTAACTCGATGGAGAAGATCGCTGCCCTCAGTGGTGGTGAAGTCGTTGGCGGCGTTTCGGCCATCGGCGACATGATGACCGAGCTTAACCTCAGTCTTAAATCGATCACGAAGACGGTGAAGAGCGCTAAGACCACCGATCTCATCAAGACCGGTGCGGCCCTCATAGAATTCGCGAAGGCTGTGGACATGTTGGCCAACGCCATGTCCACGATCGGTAATCTCAAGTGGGACGAGATCGCCAAGGGCCTCACCGGCATGGGCGGCGCCATGACGGAGCTCGTCGCTGCCGCCAAGGGTCTGAGCTACGCCAAGGTCGATCTCAAGACGGCAGGCTCGCTTATCGCCATGGCCCAAGCGGTCAAAATGGTGGCAGATCCGCTCAAGAAGCTCGGTAACATGAGCTGGGATCAGGTCGGCAAGGGCCTATCTGCCATGGGCGGCGCCCTGACGGAGATGGGCACAGTCACTGGTCTGCTCGGCCGATTCGGCAAGCACAACATTTCCGCTGCCGTCAGCATGGTCGTTACGGCCAAATCCCTTGGGGATATCGCCAAGGCGTTCAATTCGT